TCACTTTACCGAAGCAGTTGACAGGCTTTGATATTTACCCCTAATGAAAATGGACACGTTCGAACCATATTTAATAAAGTGTTTCTCACATAAGTGCCAAGATAAATATCCAAAAGCAATTGACACAAACAGTGATGAAATTTGATTAAACAAAACACCATGAGAGCTAAAATAGTGAGCCATTACTTGTTGAACTGGAAAGCCCCACAGGTAAACACCATAAGAAATATCAGCTTTTGGTTTTAACTTTAAGATAAAGTCCCTTGATGAAGCATAAAGTATAAACAAGAAAATAGATGCGTATGCAAAATATGATGAGTAAATAGTATCTCGCAGCACAATATAAAGCACTGCAAATCCAAGACAAGGTGCAAAGCGTATTGCTATCAGCTCTTTATTAAGAGCAAGGATTGCGCCGAATGCAAAGCATGGCGCTAAAAAATCTACCTCATGATTTGGGACAACCCAAGGAAACAGCATTCTTGAGCTCAAGAATGGCTCAATCAAAATAACTAGGAATATTGCCACACTAAGCTTTTTGGAGCTCAGAACCCCAACTGCATACAGCGCAAATAACAAGATATATGCAAACACTTCATAGGGTATTGTCCACAGCGATCCATTTACCGAATTCGGATATGGATTATCAACAAAAACACCTGGAAGAGTAAATTGAATATTCATCCCAGCAATTTTTAATACATAGTCATATACCTCTTTCTGGTGGAAGTAATCCACAAGTGATAAAGAGGTAAGCATTGGACCTATAACAAAGGCTGTCACTATACTTGACAGGATGAGAGCTGGCCAAATTCTGAAAAAACGAGATATAACAAAGCGAAGTAAATCACCATTATTTAGCAGTGAGTTAGTAACTACCAAGCCACTAAGAAAGAAAAAAACTTTTACAGCTATTGAACCAGAATAGTCAACCTGCATTAGGCGACCTATAATATCGGATTTCCCTAGTTCAGGAGATATAGCATAAGCATGGCCGTAAATAACCATACTTGCAGCAATAACTCTAAAAATATCTATATTATTGTTTTCTTTCCTTAACAGTTCAGATAACTTCAACTCTCCCCCCTTAAAATAACAAATATGCAAAAATTGAGAAACCACTATGAGCCACTCGATGCCCAACAGGCTGCAGATTGTGGCAGCTTATCTTTTGTGCCTCAGTCGTTTACTGACTCGTTTAGCGACATATGATCTAATCCTTCTAACCAGAAGTACAGAGGAAAGCCTCATAACAATCAAAATCAGCTGAGACCGCAGACACTCAAAGGATTCAGCCTCACCGCATCTTCCAGATGATCAGGGGCGAAGTGGGCATAGCGCATGGTCATGGCGATGGTGGAGTGGCCGAGGATTTTCTGCAGAACCAGGATGTTGCCGCCATTCATCATAAAGTGGCTGGCGAAGGTGTGGCGCAGAACGTGGGTATTCTGCCCGGGTGGCAGTTCCAGCCTTGCCCGTTCAACCACCATCTCGAAGGCTCGATAACAGTCACCAAACAGGCGGCCACGCTTTCTGGGCAACTGGGCATAGAGCTCGGGGCTGATGGGCACGCTGCGGCTTTTCTTGCTCTTGGTACGAGTGAAGGTGATGCGGTTGGGGGATACCTGAGACTGGGTTAACTCTTCCACCTCAGACCAGCGGGCACCGGTCGCCAGGCAAAGTTTAACCACCAACAACAGATCGGGGTTTTGGCTATCGGCACAGGCGGCCAACAGGCGCTTGAGTTCATCAGGGTAGAGAAAAGCCAACTCGGCCTCGGCCACCTTGTAGGCTCGCAGACCATCGAGGGGGTTTTCCCCCTGCCACTCCCCTAGCCTTTTCAGTTCGTTGAAGACCGCACGCAAGTAGGCATGTTCGTGGTTAACCGTGTTGGGGGTGACGCCCTGTTTCTCTTGATTGATAGCACGTCGGTCGGTGATATCACCAGAGAGGCGAGCTTCACGATAAGCGGCGAAGTCGCGAGCGGTGAAATTGACCGCCAGCGGATCGCCAAGTGAGTGGCACACCGTGAGCAACTTGGATTTGCGGGCCTCACCATCACGCAGGCTTTGTCCATGGCGACCAAACCAGAGTTCGACCAAATCGGAGAGATGTCGACCATCGGTAGGTTCTCCCTGCCCTTCCAGCCAAGGCTTGCCCTTGTCCGGGTCCAGCACAAAACGCTCGAACGCCAGTGCCTCGCCCTTGGTAACAAACTGCTTACGCACTCTAGGTGCGTTAGGATTGGTCTTACTGGGCCTCCCTTCTGGGTAGATCTCGGCAAGCCATTTACCAGATGTTTGCTTTCTTACAGCCATACTCCCTCAACAAAGCGTGGTAATTATAAAGATCACCAATGTACTACTAACAGTGTTTATCTGAGGTTGGTTTATATATTTATTGAGATAATGTTATAATATTAACACTCACATACAGCAATCATCCTTAACAATATTAAAGGAAAGATTTATTAGCCCATGTAAGATATATTTACCTAGGCCTTAGATACATAAGTAATGTGTACTAACTCTTAATTGACTTTATCAATTCAGACAGTTTGTCATTTTTTATCAACGCTTCTAATGGTGTTGTTGATTCATTGGATGAATAAAGTCTAATCGGATTATCAGAGAAGTGCGACAATATACTCTCAAGTAATTTCCCATGCATCTCACTATTTAACTCCATAGCTTCCCTCTTATAACCGTGATACGCCATTGCAACTGCAAATTTATATTCATAGTCTTCTTTAAGCTTACTCATTTGAGTGTATTGCTTACTCGAAAACCACGCAACCCAGATAACAGGAAGAGTCATTGGGATATGCTTTAATAAAACCTCCCAATTGAATCCATCTATCGCTGTAACACCTGGAATCACAATATGATAACTTATAATAATCAAAGCTAATATTGTTATAGCAAATACTCCAAGCCATGCCATCCTTGGAATAAACAATTCCTTAACTCTTTTTTGAAACGATGATGCCATTCCCTGTTGATTAGCCATCTGAAGTATATTATCAATTTCAATGCCGCGATCCTTTATTCCATTTGTAGCATTTTCCAAGTCATCAAATAATATAGAGTATTTGTTTTTATTTTCATCAAAAACTTGCTGAAGCTCTTTAATTAAAGAAGTAGATTCAGCTCTTTCTCGCTCATAACCATCTTGCACTTTCTTCGCTAAAGCATTTAATGATGACGACTGGCTTCTGATGTCATCTAGTTGTGATGACAGTGATTCACGCACACTCTTCCCTAGATTGTTAATAACTTCCTCTCTTTCATAAAAATAACTATTCAAGGACTTTGTTAAAAGTGAGCTCGCTGTATTTTGAATCAACCTGTATATATTTTTATTTTTAATAAAATTATATTCGGAGACTAAAGATCTAAATCTTCTAACAAACATTTTTTCGATTGAATCACTAGAATAAGAATGTGCATCAGGTGAAAGTGATTCATAACTTCCAGAAACAAGAGATGACATATATGATAGATATGCCTGAATAAAGTCACTATCTAAATCCTTAAAAGTCTGTGGATTACTTAATAACTCATCAAGAATATCCACACATAAATTTACGGATTGAAATCCAACGCCATTAATTATAAGTGCCTGTTTGCCATTAACTATCAGTTTTTCAGGAAAAAATTGTCTTTTAATACACTTTTTTCAATAAGGATAGCCAAGTTAGCCACCTTCTCCACATAATAATCAACTACTCTAGGATTATCCTCAAGACCAAGACCAATAGTAATGACAGATTGGTAATCATCCTGTTCTATTTTATCTATAAAGTAATCTATAGAGCCTCTTAAAATAGATAAAGCCAGCTGGACACTCATTATAAAAACCCTCAAATTGAAATCTGATTACAATGTAAATAAATTCTTATGGTTTATTGCCATCGATCATGGTTGGTTGATTCATATGAATAAAATAAAACAGGGCGCATTAGCGCCCTTGTCGTTTACGAAAAATCCGGTGCTCAACCATCACGCCGATGATCTGGATGTGCTGCCGATCAGAATACATGGGGGGATAATCGTCGTTGAGGGGAACCAGTTCAAACACCTCTTGCCCGTTCTCATCGATGCCGCGGGGCCGATACTTTTTGAAAGTAGCCTCATTGCTGCCGTTCTTGGCCACGACGTAGTCACCGGGTTGCGGCGCTTCGTCGGGGTCAACGATGATCAAATCCCCCTCTTTGAACTGCGGCAACATGGAATCGCCACGTAGCCACAGGCCAAAGCCACAGGGCCCAATATCGACACTGGCCGTCACATACTCAACGTTGCCATCGAAAGTGGTGGCCTGCTCGCACATCTCACGCCAGTTACCAGCCTGAACATAGCTGATCACAGGGAGCCGTTTACCTTGTGGTATCACCGCCGGTTCGACGTTGTGGTATCCAGGAATTGGATGTTCTGCAGGTAACTGAGGGGTATCCCCGCTTCCAGTCAGAAGCCAGTCAACCGTCACCCCGAGAGCTGCAGCTAACTCGTTGAGATAGCGACCATTAGGCGTGTTTTCTCCCCGCTCCCATTGGCTAATGGAAACGCGTGATACACCTACCCGTGAGCCAAGTATCTCTTGACTATATCCGAGTCTCTTACGTGTCTGTTTGATGCGTTCATTTATTTTCATGTAAGCAATCTTACAAGTTGCTTTCGTAGGATTTCTTGTCTTTTGTGTAAGTTTTTCCTTGCATTCATGATTCACCTAGCTTTACATTTGCTTTCGAAAGTAAACCTTACAAGGTGGAGTGTGATGAAGAAACAAGACGCAATTGACCACTTCGGTGGCACTAACAAATTGGCACAGGCACTGGGCTGTAAGCCTCAAGCCATATCTCAGTGGAGTGAATTTGTTCCCAAAGGCCGCGCCTACCAGATCGAGGTACTGACAGACGGTAAGTTGAAAGCCGATCAGCACCACACCACGCAAAGTCGCGCGTAACTGAACTCGCAGGAGGCAACCATCCATGATTATCGCCCCCATTCATATCGATACCCCGGTTTGCACCGTCGAGAACTTCTCCGAACGGACCGGTTTGACCCAGCGCACGATCGAGAACTACGTGCGTGCCGGGCGCATTCCCATCATGCCCAAACAAGGCCGCGCTGAAATAGTGCTGATCAACTTAGTGCTCTACACCCAGCAAGCCATGAATCAGCCGGGCCTGGCACCTGCAACGGCGCCAGTGCGTCGTCCCAGAGTGTCGCGCAAGCAGAGGGATGAAAGCCATGTTTGAGCAAACTTGCAGCAAACATCATCACTTTGACTCTGCATGCTCGCGCTTTGCCGCCAGCCATTCTTTGGCCGAAGTGGCCCGCGCTGCAGGTATCGGTGAGCAGGTACTGCGCAACAAGCTGAACCCGGCACAACCGCATCAACTCACCGCTCGGGAACTGGTAGCTATTTATCACGCCACCGAGGGGGACGAGACCCTGTTCGATGGTCTGTTGTTGGAGTGCGGCCTCACTGCAGTGGCTATCCCCAAGGCAGAGCGGGCCCCTTCCCTGCCCCACCAGGCCATCGATCTGAACGCCAAGATCGCCAGCATTGGCCAGCGAGCGCTGGAGCTGACCGACCGCGGCCGGATCACCCGCTCTGAGCGCAACACCCTGGTGAGCGTGGCCACCTCGGCCATGGGGTCACTCGCCATCCTGATCCACGACATTGAGGCCCGCTTTCAGGCGGTGCCGACCCTGGCCTGTGCGTCAGACATCCTGATGCAAACCATGACCATGTAAGGAGGGAACCCATGCAAACCCAACGCATTGACCATGAACAACGCAATCTGGCTGGCCTGACGCCAGAAGAACAGGTGGCCATGAACACCGCCGGCTGCATGTTGCTGCGCGAGATGTTCGGCAAGAAGCGCTCGAGCCTCGACACCGACTGGCTGGCACTGGGCCAGGCCAAGAAAGCTGCCATCTGTGCCATCGCTCGCCAGCCTCGGGGCGAACTGATGAGCGCCACGCTGTCGGCATTACCGCATGCGCAGCGCGAGGCGATCCGCCTTGCGGTGATTGCACTGGAGTACCAAAGCGAATTTCGCGGCGGCTGTGACACCAAGGTGTGGCACCAGGCACCGGTCACCAGATCCATCAGGGATATCGAGAGGGAGAAGAAAGAGAGAGCAGCAAAGCTGCGCATGAAACGCGCGGTGCTGGCAGCAAGCCAAATGACCGGGCAAGGCCCACGCCCCATTGGGCAATAAAAAAGCCCGCATTACGGAGCTGCAACTCCAAGCGGGCCTCTATCAACAACGTATGAGGAAGTCGACATGGCAACTTTAGCGATCCCCTGCGCACTGCGCAACCTTCGCATCCAACAACGCAAGCTGACGGGCCGCTATGGCGCCCGTCTTAGCCAACACCCCGACGGGGTTGCGCTTATCGAGCGGTCAACCGCACTGGCTTGGGCTTCTCTGTTCAGCCGCATCAACCCCTGCACCACTCAACAAGGAGCCTGACCATGAACGCACAACCAACCCAAATCAATCTGCTTAACCACCATGCCGCCAAGCGCCTGCGCCAGTTGCGGGAACAGTTGAAACTGAGCCGCCCCAAGTTTGCCGACCAGCTCGGCATTCCGCCCACCACGCTCAAGAACTACGAGCTGGGATACCGCGAGATCGGTGGTGGCTTGTTCCTGCAGATCGCCAACCACCCGGAGCTGAAATCCCACGTTGCTTGGCTGCTGACCGGCACCACCACGCCGGAGGTGCGGGCATGACCAAGATCTTCCATCCCATATCCGAGCAGGAAGCGCTGGCCGAGTTGCCACGCCTGAGCCAGCGGCTCACAGCCAAAGCCCGCCACTCCTCATGCCTCAGAGGAACTGAGGGTAAAACCTTGTTAGCCCAGGCAAAGCGTGCCCTGCGCTGGCACCAGCTGTTTGTCAGCATCAACCGGAGGGCCTGCCAATGAGCGACATCATCAAGATTGCCCGCCAGGCGCCCAAGGTGGTCGAGGGGCTGCTGGCCGATATGTTCGCCGCCAATGCCGAAGATAACCGCATCGCCCTGGGCGGGGTTTACTCCGGCCAGCAGTACATCCAGCTGCAGCTGGTTGCGACCAGCAACCCGGCTGATCTGTTCGATGATGACGGCGACGAAGACGATGAAGAGGCGGCACAACTCCCCGCTCACAACCCACTGACCACCCACTGGCTGGCGGCCCGCGCCGAGTTTATCGCCGCCGGTGGTGAGGCCAGAGGCGATCGGGATATCCCCCGGGAGCTGCTGGCGCTCGGTGCGGTGCGCTCTGTCTATTGGTTGGCACTGGGCCAGGGCGCAACTGCGCTGGCCAAAGAGATCGGTGAGTGGTGGCAGGAGTGCGCGCCACTGCATGGGCAAGGTGAGGTGATCAAGTGACCCATCATCTGCAGCAGGAACTGACCAGCCTGATGTATCGCTGGCAAGAGGCCTATCGGGAAGACGCAGCGCGGCTGCGTCTTTATCAACGGGAGCTGGCCCATGCGCGCCGGCTACCAGCCCGCCCCCACGTCAGCATCAAGCTGTTGCTGCGTCAGTGCGCGGCCGCCCGTCGAATGAAAACCCATGCCCAGCAGCGCATCAGTGGATGCCTGTTTCGCATCAAGACGTTATCCGCTTAACGCATGACCAAGCTCACCACCCGGCTGCCGCTGTCGAGAAAAGCACAGCTGCAGCGCGTCAACACCCTTTGCAACTCTCTGCCCGGCGTCAACTTTGACGCCGTTTTCGGCGGCCCACGCGGCCAATACGATCTGCTGTGGGCTATCCAGCTGCTCGATGGTCTCTCCCCCGAGTTAACCCGAGACCTGTTCAAACAGTACGCAAGGCGCCGCAAGGATTGCAGCTTTACCCATTGCCGGGCGGCCAATATCTGGCTGCGTGAGCGAACCCGCTGGGTGCGCCAGCTGCTCCACTCCATTCCGGTCAACCCAAGGGAGATGCGCGATGAAGACGGCCGCAAAAAGGTTGCCCACCAATTCGCCAACCAGACCGCTGCCATTTACAAGAACATCGAACAGGACATCAAAGAGGGCGCCGAGCCGGATCTGCTGCAGACCTGGGAGCTGATGCGCCAGCCGGCCGATCAGTGGGGCTTTATCGGCAAGATGCCCAAGTTCAAATCCAACGAGGTGCGGGATAACTGGATCCTGAGCGTGCTGGTGCGCCTGCTCTCTGCCAAGTGGTGGGAGAAGCGCGTCAACCGCTGCTGGGATCGGCTGCAGGAGCAGATCAACATTCTGCTCGGCAAGGTACGCAAGGGCGTGTCGGCTTATGTATCGAACGCCACCATGAAGGTGGTGCGCGAACGCAAGCAGGCCATGATGCGCTGGCTGGCCGAGTCGGAAGTAATCAACGAGCAGTATGACCTGGTTGTGTCGATGAAGGATTGCTGGGAGGCCAGCAACGCCAACCCGGTGAACCGCCGCAACGAAATGATGGTGCGTGCTCGGGGGTTCAATGACTATGCCGAGGAGCAGGGACATGTGGGGGTATTCTTCACCTGGACAGCACCAAGCCGCTTTCATGCCTGGACACAAAAGCACAACGGCAAAGCGGTAGAGAACAAGCGATACCAAGGGGCCACGCCGCGGGAAACCTGCGCCTATCTGGCCAAACTCTGGAGCCGCGCCAGGGCGGCCCTCAAGCGGTGGAACGCGCCCGTTTATGGATTTCGCGTGTGCGAGGCTCACCACGACGGTACCCCGCACTGGCACCTGCTGCTATTTATGCGCCCGGAAGATCGCAACCGGGTGATCGGTATCCTGCAACGCTATGCCCTGACCGATGACCACGACGAGCTGGTACGGGATATCAAGGGCGCCCCACCCTATACCGACTTTACTCCCCGCTTTGACTGGAAAGAGATAGACCCGGCCAAGGGTGATGCCGCGGGCTATATCGCCAAATACATTGCCAAGAACATCGACGGCGCCTACCTGGACGATGACGAAGAGGCCGGCACTGCCGCCGATGAGGGCGCCCTTCATGCCGTGGCCTGGGCCAGTTGGTGGGGCATTCGCACCTTCCAGCAGATCGGCGGCGCCCCGGTCGGTGTATGGCGCGAGCTGCGCCGCATCAGCAACGCCAAGAAGAATGCCGATCTGGTTGGCCCACCCAAGCCAGTGCTGCAAGACCCACGCTTTGAGGCGGCCCGCTTTGCCGCAGATAACGGCATCTTTCGCTGCTACCTTCACGCCATGGGCGGCGCACTGGCGACCCGTGCCGAACACCCCATCAAGCTGGCCCACCTCATTGAGGAGCAAGCCAACAGCTATGGCGAAGACATCAAGCGCCTGATGGGCCTGACCTCTGCCCGCCTGGGCATCAAGACCCGCCTGCAAGGATGGGAAATTGTGCCTGCCGGTACCCATGAAGCCAGGAAAGCCGCCGAGGCTGCAGCGAGAGGGGTTGGGGTTAAGACGGGCGACAGCCCGGCACCTTGGAGCTCTGACAATAACTGTACGCGGCCCGATCCAGATGCCTTCGCAGACCAGATAATGAGGGAACAATGGGGGTTATCGCCCTTCTCCATCAAGCGTTTGAGGGCTGGTGCCAGTGTCAGGGCCGACGGTTTCACCCTCTGGCTGGAGAACGGCCAGCTGCAATCGTGCAGAACGCTCCCAAGCGAGCCGGATTGGCAACTGGAGGGACCACAGCCTAGCGAACAGGACCAGCTTGATGAATACGCGGTACCTGAAGGCGATGCGGACTGGCCAATGCTGGTTGAGCTGTGCTGCGAGGTCTACAAGGCGCAGGGCCATGCGGGCACACACAACTGGATCGAGATGCTGCCGGAGCCCTATCAGTCAGAGATGTGGCGTGTGCTGGAGGAGTTGGACACACCAACGTGGCTGCAAGAACAAGAGGACTACCGCGAGTGGGAAGAGTGGGAGGTATGAGATTAGCAGACGACCCCAAGCCCCGACCGTCAGCCAGGATAACTACCGGCATCTTGCTGAACGGGGCGCTATTCGGCTATGGTATCGATACATTTTGTAGAATTTCCCGGGAGAGAACACCCGTTTCACACCTGAGAATTAAATTAATTTCCAGCCAGGCTAACTAATAACGTTCACCTTCGTTTTTCGACTCAAACACTTTCTCATTTAAAAGACATGAAAAATCGGATGATAATTGACTTCTTATATATTCAATTACACCAAACTTAATCCTCTCACTTAATCCACGCTTCACTTCACTCTCATAAGCGTCAGGCGTATCGAGCAGAGAATTCTTGTATACATATATTGCCCCTTTCCATTTCCCTTCCATAATTTTTGCACCGATGAAGCGCCCCTTCCTACCAGTAGAATTAGGTACATACATACGATGATAATAAAATGAGTCGACTCGGAAAGGCTCTCGTCCATCTTCGTCAAAAAACTCCGGAAGTAAAAATGGAATTTCTATAGACGTCAAATCATACCCTAAATTTTCAGTCTTCAGATCTGCATCTACGAGAAATACATACCATGCATGGATGTTATCTTCAGGAAGGTTTTTTATTTGGAATGACACATCGACTTTTACTTTTGTTTCTGGATGAAGAGCAACATAAGCATCGATTAACCGTCTTATTAAAACGCTAGAGTTGACCCCCTCAAATTCACATAGCCTTTTTAAGCTAGCCTCAACATCACTATCAATTCTTACTCGGATAGAGGCATCTTTGTTGCTTTTCATAGAACATCCCGTGTTACATGTTGATTGTGTCACACACAATAACACCCCCCACAACGATGTTCCACATTTTTTTTTGTGCAACCATGACGTATCTGAGGACTTACCTGTACCCAGTCTTATGACAACTTTCAATATCACTCTTTGGGTTGCGGTTAAGTTCATTTCACCACCGGCAGCTCGTCGAGCGCGGTGGTATAGCGGGGGCTTAGCTGCTCACGCTTCATCATCCACTCTCGAGTATCCCGGCCACGGGTCGCAAAGTAGACCTTCCCCAACCGCCCCTGATTGATCTTGTCGATGACCTGCATCAGCGCCTCGCTGCGCGGGGATTGCTGCTGTGCGGCGAACAAGTCGCCCTGCTGCATGCTGGCTGGGGTGAAGTCGGCCAGCATGACGCCCCCTTTCTGGTATCGCTGCTCGTCGCGCCAGATACGGGGGAGCAACTCGGGGATCAGGGCCAGCAAGGCACGGGTATCATGGGTGGGCATCGCCAGCTTGGTACTCACCTGGTTGCCGTAATAGGGCTCTCGGTCGCTGAACGGACTGGTGCGAATGAACAGGGTGACATGGCGGCAACACATCCCCTCCCCCCGCAACTTCTCGGCGGCCCGCTCCATGTAACCGGCCAGAGCCTGGTGCATGGGGCCTATCTGGGTGATGCGCTCACCGAAGGAACGCGAACAGATAATCTGCTGCTTGGCCTGAGCCTTTTGCTCCAGCTCAGCACAGGGGATCCCCCGCAGCTCCTGCACCGTGCGCTCGATCACCACGCCATAGCGGCGCCGCAGCACCTTGGGGTCTGCGGCGACCAGTTCGGCCACAGTCTTGATTCCCTGAGCCTCCAGCTTGGCGGTGAGCAGTCGGCCAATGCCCCATATCTCATCCACCGGGGTGATCGCCATCAGCCGGGCGCGCCTCCCTTCATCCCGCAGATCAACCACACCGCCAGTGGCGGGCCACTTCTTGGCGGCGTAGTTGGCGAGCTTGGCGAGCGTCTTGGTGGGGCCGATGCCGACCCCCACGGTCAGCCCCGTCCATTGCTGCACCCGTTCGCGAATCTGGCGGCCATAGGCCACCAGGTCGCCCGCCCAGCGCTCGCTCAGCTCAATAAAGGCCTCGTCGATGCTGTAGACCTCCACCGCCGGGGCCATCCCCTCCAAAATGGTCATCACCCGGTTCGACATGTCGCCATAGAGGGCGTAGTTGCTGGAGAACCAGACCCCGCCCATGGCCTCGAAGAACTGGCGGATCTGAAAGTACGGCCCCCCCATCTTGATGCCCAGGGCCTTGGCCTCTGCCGAGCGGGCCACCACGCAACCATCGTTGTTGGAGAGCACCACGATAGGCCGCCCCTTCAAGTCGGGGCGAAACAACCGCTCGCAACTGGCGTAAAAGTTGTTCACGTCGACCAAGGCAACAGCGCAACGCTTGTTCATGGGTTATCCACCCGGTGCACGACAAAGGCCACTACCCCGAAGATTTCCAGCTCCTGCCCATCGTTGAAATGGATGGGGCGATAGGCCCGGTTGCCAGGGAGCAAGGCGACTGTGGGCTCAAGCTGCAGTTTCTTCACCGTGAACTCTCCATCCACCGCGGCGACCACCACGCTGCCGTGGCACGCCTTGCGGCTGCGGTCGACGACCAGTAGGTCGCCATCGCGGATTCCGTAGTCGACCATGCTGTCACCGGCTGCCCGCACGAAGTAGGTGGCCGCCGGGTGGGCCACGCACAGCTGGTTGAGATCGATGGTCTGCTCGGTGTAGTCCTGCGCCGGCGACGGAAAGCCGCAAGCCACCGGAGAGAGGAACAGGGGCAGTTCCAACAAGGGAGCATCGGGAGTGGGTTGAGCAAACATGCTGGCAATCTCTGTATTACTGTATAGAAAAACAGTATAGCAAGTCACCAAAAGCGGATCACCGTTCGGCGTTTGGCTCCGTATCCGCGCATACCTGATGACCCTAGCCGCCAAGCGCATCTTGGCCAGCTACACCATTTGATACGGTCACCTCGATCGCAATCCTGACTTGTTCACGATGGCCAGCTTTGGTCGAACTTTCCATTGTAGTTCCTTGAGAGTATTGTTGCTCCGTGATACAAGCGGAGCCAAAAGAAGAGGCTCTGCGAATGAGCTCAGCACCAGAAACAGGCTGATAAACTAATGATTTAAAATGAATTTTTTTCGGGCGGCTATCAGGGTAATTTGGAGTTATATGGATGGTTCTATTAACGGATTAGTACCGCCCTCCATCTAATCACTGTTAGGTTTTCATATGCAACCAAAAGACGCGGCACTAATCAGAGAGTTCTTCGACTGCACATCTAAGCTGTTGAAAGCTGACATTGTGCGTTCGGATAAAATTCTTGGTGATATCGGTGAATGGCTTTGCGTACAAAAATATGGCCTTGTTCTTGAGAAGAGTGGTCGCCATCCTGGATACGACGGGAAAATTGGTTCGTCACGTGTTCAAGTAAAGGTTCACAACTCTCCTGAAGGCACCAATTTGAGTGTCGGAGACCCCGATAAATACGACGAGCTGATTGTCATTATTGGGCCGCGCAGTCGCCTCAGGGTTAGTGTCATTGAAGCAACTTTTCATTCCTATCGTATCTGTAGCGTAGATGTTAAGCGCCTCATGAAGAGAAAAAGCGGGCATTACTGCGCCAAAGGTGTTCTTGAAAAATTACTGCCAGATGCCATTTTACTCGAAACCTAACAATTCCGTTGAGAGGGACCGCCCAACTTCGCTTGTGGGTTCCCTTCGCGGCTTCGCCACTACGGTGGCCCCTCACGTCAAACATTAGGTCTCTACGAAATCACACGAGCAATGTATGACGGTATCGAGTGAATAGGGAAAAAATAACTGGGGACGCTATTGCGCCCCCAGTCCTTTCAATACCATCTGTCGCCCTTCTGGCGTCAGTGACCCCATCAAGCTGAGCACCAGCTGGTTGGTGGTCTTGGCCGAGGGGCTTAGGGTGTGGGCGAACGACAAGGTGGCCACCCAGCTGTGGCCACACTCGGCATCGGTGCACTGGCAGTAGAGATCCGAGACATCATCGCTCAGTCGGTTGGTCTTGGTAATGCGGCCCCGCTGGCCACACACTTTGCAATAAACCCGCATTACGCCCCCTTTTCTTTCCAAATCAACAGCCTATCTTGCCACAGCAAACACTGTTTGTTTATACAGTTGAACCGATATTCTCCCGAAAATCGACCCAGAGGGAGCGAGGGAGTCCCGCGCTGTTGATGGCATCCTGGATAAGCTCACACAGCGGCAGCACCTCGTTGCGGGCATAGGTGGCATCGTACTTCTCGGGATCTCCAAGCCCTCCCCCGCCATTGGTCGGAATGATGCCGGCCAGCGCCGCCGGAAAGCGGTGGCTGGTCAGTACATCCTGAGCAGTGATCCCCTTGATGGCGGCGAACTCGTCTTTGGTGGCGATATCCCCCACCGGGATCAGCTTGATGCCATCAGGCTTGCCGTCCGGGATGTTGACGAACATGGAGCGGAAGTTCCCCACCCCCTTGCTGCTGGCAATCATCTCCTTCACCTCCTCTTCAGTGTCATCGTCCATGTTCGGGTCGGTGGCGTAGAAGATGAACCCCATATGGGCGCCGTTGAGGAAGTATTTGCGCCGAAAAAGGGTGGCATCCTGGTTAAGCAGCGCCGACTGCAGGCCGCCCAGGTAATCGGGCATGCCGTAGATCTGCTGCTCGGGGTCGTACTGGGCCAGCCAGATGACATCATCCGGCCGGTAAATCAGGTTCGGCTTGCCCTGCTGCAGGTAGACAAAGCAACCATCCTCGCGCCGGCGCAGGTAGACGCTCGAGAGCGGCAGCAACCCCACCACCTGGTTAAAGCCGTTGCGCAGCTTGAGCAAGCCCGCGTCCCCGAACTGCAGGTAGTTGTGGGCAAAGGCGGTAACGGTGGTGCGCTGGTTGGTAAAGCGCCCTGCCACCATGTTGCGGCGCGCCATCAGGATGGCCCCATGGTGGGCGTTGGCCCGCACCACCTTGGCCAACCCCTTGCGCTCGATGGGCGGCTGGTAATACTCGCCATAGGGGTTGTAGAACACCCCGGTGTAATCGGTCATCCAGGCCGTGGGGTCGATGGCCTCCGGCATGCTGAACGCCACTGCGCTCTTTGCTGGGGTAGCCGCCCGGGCCGGTTGTGATTTGTGTCGCTTGGTCATGCTGCCTTTCTCTCCTGGCTGGTTGCCCAGGTGGATTTACGTTTGCGGGTGGTATCAAGCGGCTCGTTGGCCACGGCGTGGGCGATGGCAAAAAACACGTCGGCGTGACCGGTCACATTGTCACGGGCGGCCCGAAACGTCATCTGACCGCCGCCGGTGGTGCTGCGCTTGATGGCAAGGAACGCGAGCGGAATATCCCGATCTGCGCTGTCCCACTCGATGCGGTTGGCCTCCACCACGTCGATCATCTTGAGCACCAGCCGTGATTTGCTCTCGATGCTGTAGTTGATGGGGTGGCATATGCCTTTGAAGGTGGGCTTCAAGAGGTCATAGACCCCGGCGCCAATGCCGGAGACATCGACCCCGAGATAAGTGACCCGAAACTTCTTGGCGATGCGCTCAATCTCCTGCGCCTGGTACTGGAAGTTAAGCCCGCGCCAGTAGTGCTTCTCCAGCACCCGAAAGCGCTCACCGGCGACCATCGGCGGTGCGACCACCACCAGAGTGGCGTTGTCGCGAGTGCGGCTCGGGTCGTAGCCCAGCCACACCTCGCGCCGGCCAAACGGCTCAGTCCGCCCGGGCTTGTAATCCTCCCACCGGCTGGGGTCTACCCCCGCCCGCTCCATATCCTGGAACTTGAACACCGACAGGGCATCGTCGATAAACCGGCACATGTAGAGCCTGTCGAATACCTCCTCCGGGTACTCGTCTTTCAGCTCCTCGATGTCGATGAGGTTACAGCCAAGCCGAATAGCATCTTCGATGGTGATGACGTAACGCCACTGCCGATCGGGGCAGACGCGGCCACCATCGCGCAGGTCATCTTCGCCCGGGAAGTCGATGGCTACCCGGCTCGGACGCTGACCCTTCCAGCGATCCCCGGTCCAGAACCGGTACGCCTCGTGCACCTTGCTCGACGGGGTCGAGAAGTAGGTCTTGCGCCAGCGCGATTGGGTCGCCATGGCGCTGGCCACGTCGGAGAGCTTCTCGAAGTTGGGGATCCAGAAATACTCATCGATGTAGACGTTGCCGGAGCGGGACTGGGCACTGTTGGAGTTGGTGGAACAAAAATGTAGCTCGGCCCCGTTCGACAGGACGATGGGGTTACCGGTCAGAGTGACGCCGAGGAAGGTCTGGGCAATCTTGCAGATATAGGAGCGAAACACCTCTGCCTGGGCGCGGGTGGCTGACAGGAATATCTGGTTGCCGCCGGTCAATACCGCATCTTCCAGCGCCTCGCCGGCGAAGTAGTAAGTCATGCCGATCTGGCGGGATTTAAGGATGTTGCGGGTACGCGGCAACGCCGGGTCGTTCTTGGCCTCCCGACAGCGCAGCTGATAGCCAAACAGAGTCCCCAACCACTCGGCAAAGTCTGCCTCCGTCAGGTGGCTGACCTCGTTCTTACCCTTCTTGCCGCCCTTCCCCTTGCGGCCGCCATCCTGACCAACGCGCCCGCGTTGGATTCGCTGTGGGGCAGGTTCGTCTCCTGCTTCACGTTGGGCCTTGAGGGCCTGCTGGCGCTCGGCCCACTTGATGGCCTTCTCCTTGAGGCTGACGTGGTGGCCTATAAGCCGGTCCAGTTCGTCCAGCTCGGCGCAGGTTTTCTTCTCTCGCCCGAGCAGCGACTGCACCCGGCGGGCAATGGCATCCTCCACCGCCTCTTCGGTCAACAGGTCACGCCAGCCGTATTTCTCGGCCCAGAAGTAGACCACGCGGCAGGAGTTAAGCCCCAGTTCATCCTTGATCTCCTGGGGTGTCCATCGTTTAAGGTAGAGTCCCCGCGCGGCATTGCGGATCTCTTCGGGATACGCCACGGCGCCTCCATCAGGTGAATGATGGCGCCATCATAGCCAGCCCCTCCCCTTGCTTATCTCACTGATGTTCCGAGCAATTCGGATATCCCGCTGGATCCGAATCGCCACGAACACAACTGGATGAAACCCCCTTGCCGACCCGATAGCCTGACCCCGCATCTATTGGGAGCAGGCATGAACGAATCAACCTTGAGAACTGGCTGGGTCTGTATCGCCACCGAAGGCAAAGCGGTGGATGGGCGGGATATTACCCGCGACTGGCTCACCGACATGGCCGAGACCTACGATCCGACCTATTACACCGCCGTCATCTGGCCCGAGCACGATCGCTGGTCCAGCTATGGCACGGTGCAAGCGCTCAAGACCGAAGAGGTGGATGGCAAGCTCAAGCTGTTCGCCATCCTCTGCCCGAATCGCGATCTCATCTACTACAACCAGAACGGCCAGTACCAGTTCTGCTCCATCGAACCCTTCGAGAACTTCGCCGATCTGGGGCGTACCTACCTGCTGGGCCTCGGGGTCACCGACGAGCCCGCCAGCACCGGCACCACCCATCTCAAGTTCAGCAACAGCAACAAGGGACAGGCCGTTGGCACCAGTGAGCCGCTGGACCTCTCCATGTTCAAGCTACCCAAGCACGAGAAGGCCGATGGTCTGATCGCCAAGTTTTTCAGCTTCCTGGCCAGCCATGGCGAGCAAGCGCCCACGACTGCCCCCAGCCAACCCGAGGATGAGGAAATGACCAAAGAACAGTTCGACCTGCTGCTGGGGGCCGTCAATGGCCTTGGCACCAAGATCGAAGGTTTCAGCACCAAGCTGGAGACCAAACCCACCACCGAACAACCCACCGCACCGGCTGCCGAGCCCACCAAGGTGGACGCACAGCCCGGCATCACTGCGGAGCAGTTCAGCAAGCTGGAAGAAACCCTCTCTGGACTGGCCAACACGGTTGGCGAGCTGAAAGGCCAGATCGACCAGTTCTCTGTCGAGAAGCCGGGCCAGCGCCCGGGCGCCCTCGGCGGTGACGATACCCCTGCAGTCTATTAAGGAGCGACCGTGAGCCAGACCCTTACCGTCCAGGCCATGCAGCGCCTGGAGCAATACAGCAATGCCCTGGCCAAGGCCTACGGCATCCCCGTTAACGCGCTGGCCAAGCAGTTCAGCGTCACCGGTCCGGTGGAAACCGGCCTGCGCGCCGCGCTGCTCGCCTCCGTCGAGTTCCTGGGCCTCATCACCTGCCTCGACGTAGATCAGATCAAGGGCCAGGTGGTGCAAGTGGGCATCGGCAAGCTGTTCACCGGCCGCAAGAAGGATGGCCGCTTCAACGGCAAGATCGGTGTCGCCGGCAACACCTACGAGCTGACCGAGACCGATTCGTGTGCCTCGCTCGACTGGGCAACCCTGTGTGTTTGGGCCAACGCCGGCAGCGAAGGCGAGTTCCTGCGCCTGGTGGGCGATTTCATCAACAAGGCGTTTGCCCTGGACATGCTGCGCGTCGGCTGGAACGGCGTGGAAGCAGCCGACGACACCGACCCGAAAGCCCACCCGCTGGGTGAGGACGTCAACAAAGGCTGGCACCAGCTGGCCCGCGAGTGGAACGGTGGCAGCCAGATCATCAAGGCCGAGGCCGGCAAGAAGATCCACTTCGACCCGGATGGCAAGGGCGATTACAAAACCCTGGACGAGATGGCCTCCGACCTTATCAACACCACCATCGATCCGCTGTTCCGCCAGGACCCGCGTCTGGTCGTGCTGGTCGGCACCGACCTGGTGGCCTCTGCCCAGGCCAAGCTCTACAGCGAAGCGACCAAGCCGACCGAGCAGATCGCAGCCCAGAAGCTGGCCGAATCCATCGCCGGGCGCAAGGCCTACATCCCGCCCTTCTTCCCGGGCAAACGGATGGTGGTCACCACCCTCGACAACCTGCACATCTACACCCAGCGCGGCACTCGCAAGCGCAAGGCCGACGATAACCAGGACAAGAAGTGCTTCGATAACCAGTACTGGCGGATGGAAGGCTATGCCATCGGCGAGTATCTGGCCTATGGCGGCTTTGAAGAGGCCGACATCGAGATCGGCGCCGCCCCCACTGCGCCGAGCGAGTAAGCCATGAGCTCACCGGGTCAACGCCACAAGCAACGGGTACAAGCCATGCAGGGGGCCGCGCAGGCCGCCTGCACGGGCATGGCCACCGGCGCGGTGGCGGACAGCCTGCACCTGCAGATGATTGCCCTGGAACAGGACATCGTCCGCCTGCGCAAGCTGGCCCGCATCGGGGATCGGGTGAACATGAAGCGCAGCGAGCTGATGCCCAAATACCGCCCCTATGTGGAGCGCTATCTGGCCAGCGTCGCCGAGTCCGGCCAGCCCTATCAAAACGAGTTGTTTCAGCTGCTCACCGTCTGGGCCTTCGATGTGGGGGATTTCGACACTGGCATCGCCTGGGCCGAGCTCGCTATCGCTCAAGGCCAGCACACCCCGAGCAACATCAAGCGGGACTGGGCCCACTTTGTGGCCGACACCGTGCTGGAGTGGGCCGAGAAACAAGCGGCCGAAGGCCATGCAGTCGAGCCCTGGTTCTCCCAGGTGTTCGACAAGGTGCGGGGCGACTGGCGCCTTAACGAGCGGCTCACCGCCAAGTGGTTCAAGGCGGCGGGCTGCCTGCTGCTACGTGACCAGGACGGTCAGCCGCGCCCGAGCGCCGTGGGGGACTCCGCCACCCTGGAGCAGGCCGACCACTGGCTGGCCCAGGCAGAAAAGCTGCACAGCAAGGTGGGGGTCAACACCTTGCGCCAGAAGATTGCCATGCGCCTGCGGGTGCTCAATCCCGAATAACCAACCAACTCTCCGCGCCGTCGCTCCCCGGCGGGGAGGATAGGCCAGCCGCAAGGCCCGCGCCGAATCCTGCGATCCGTGGCTACAGGGGAGCCCTTTTATCAGACGAGGTCAGTGATGTTTGCAGGCAAGGATATCGACTACAGCGCCGCCACCATCCGCAATGACGGGTTTTGGCCAGATGTGGCCGTGGCCGATTTTGAGCGCCGTCGCGCCTTGCCTGCTGACCTTGACCCGCAAACCACCGGTGCCGCCCTGCTGGCGGCCATCTCGGAAATCAACCTGCAGTTGGCGATGCGCCAGGCCGCGCTGATGGCCGAGGGCTATGCCAGCGCCGCCGAGGTGCCGGGGCCAAGCCTGCAAGGTGGCTCTAACGCCGGCAGTAATGCCCTGACCGAGCAGTATCTGGCCGCGGTGTTCGCCCGCGCCAAGGCGGCCCTCTTGCCGGACTTCGCCAGCGTCACCGAGCGGCCGGCCGCCAACAACCTGGCCGAGCGGGCGCCGGAGCAACGGGCCCAACTGCTGGCCGAGAGTCAGCAACTGGTGCGCAGCATCAAGGGCAAACACCGGGCGGGGGTCTCGTTGATATGAGTAAAGAGATGAGTGAACAGCAAGCCCAGGGCTATTTCCTGCACGCCCTCCACGCCGAGCTCAACCGGGTGCTGCCGGCCAAGTGCCGCAAGTCTCTCGACAGCTGGATGGAGAACGGAACGATCCGCCTCGAATCCCGCAACATGGGCCCGACCGGCGTAGACGTGGCCTGGCTCACCTATCAGGCGGTGTTCATCGTTGAGCAACTGCCCTTTCGTGAACTGGATCCGGCCATCCTGCTGGCTGCAGTCGCCGCCTGGGTGCAGGAGCACGACTCGTTTCGCGAACAGTTCGAGCTGGCCGACCCGGAATATGCGGTGACCCCGAACGATGAGAAGAGTGCCGATCTCGAGATCCAGCTCGCCTTTACCGAGCCGCTGCGCCTTATCGAGCACCCGAGCGGCCCCATCAACTGGCTCGGCAAGTGCTGGCAGGTGGCCCCTTATGAGATCTGGGTGGCCGACCACATCGACATGAACGTCGGTGATACCGGCCATCACCAGGTGGGTGGCCCGGCATGATCACCATCACCCTGGACGCTCGCCGCAGCCAGGACCAGCTCAACCTGCTGGCCCTGCCGCCCCAGAAACGCAAGCGCCTGGTGTGGCGCGCCGCGGCCGAGCTCAAAAAACTGGCGGCCCGTCATGTGCGCCAGCAGCAGGATCCCAACGGTCAGCCCTGGGCGCCGCGCAAGCGGGGTAAACGCAAGATGCTGCGCGGCCTGCCCAAGCTCTTGGAGATCCACGCACCCGGCCAGGACGTGGCCGAGCTCGGGTTCAAACGGGGGACGATGAACGCCCACGCCGGGGTTATCGCCAACACCCACCAGAAGGGACACACCTATCAGGTGACCGCGGCCAGCCGGCGCCGCATAGCGAGCAGCGAAGGCGGAAAACTCAAGCCCGCCACCAAAGCGCAGGCCCGCAAGCTGCGCGAGCTCGGATTCAAGCGCCCGGGCGCACGCAAAGGGTCATACCGCTCGGCGTCGCTCGGCTGGATCACCGGCAATCTCAACTACGCCCAGGCGGGATTGCTCATCAGGAAACTCAAGGATGAACCGGTGAAAGCGAGCTGGGAGATTGAGCTCCCTGCCCGCCCGTTCCTCGGCGCCAACGCCAAACAACGGGAGCAAGCCTTTGCCCGCGCCCTGCAGAGCATCGACTACGGCTGGGAAGTCAACAAGCAAGAGATGAAGGGGAAATAACGCCATGTGGCCTTATGTACAGATCAACAACTTGAACCAGATGCAGGGGCCGGTGACCGAGGTCGAGCGCCACCTGCTGTTTGTCGGCACGGCGCCAAGCAATACCGGCAAGCTGCTCTCTCTCAACACCCAGAGCGACTTTGACAAGCTGCTGGGCGAGCCCGCCAGCGCGCTCAAAACCAACCTGCAGGCCGCCATGGCCAACGCCGGCCAGAACTGGACGGCTGCTGCTTATGTGCTGCCCACCGACATGGACTGGAAAGATGCAGTCCGTGAGGCCCAGAAGACCCAATCCTTTGAAGGGGTGGTGGTACTGGGTCAGGAGTGGGACGAAGCGAAGATCAACGCCGCCCATACGCTGAACCAGGAGCTGATCGCCAAGTGGGGTCGCTGGCAGTTCATGCTGCTGGCGGTTGCGGGGATCAATGCCGCCGAGAAGGATGGTCAGAGCTGGAGCGACTACGAGGCGGCCCTGGTCACCCTGCAAGATGGCATCAAGGCCGAATCCGTCACCCTGCTGCCGCAGCTGTGGCCCAACCTCGCCGGCGCCTATGCCGGTCGCCTCTGCAACCGGGCGGTGAGCATTGCCGATACCCCGTGCCGGGTCAAAACCGGCGCCCTGGTCGGCCTTGGCAACAAGCCCAAGGACAAGGACGGGGTCGAGCTGCCGCTGGCCACCCTGCAAACCCTGGAGCAGAACCGCTTCTCGGTGCCGATGTGGTATCCGGACTATGACGGCATCTACTGGGCCGACGGCCGCACCCTGGACGCCGAGGGCGGTGACTACCAAGTGATCGAAAACCTGCGGGTTGCCTACAAGGTGGCGCGCCGGATGCGGGTACGCGCCATCGCCCGTATCGGCGATCGTTCGTTCAACTCCACCCCGGGCAGCACGGCCGCCGCCATCCTCTACCTTGGCAAAGACCTGCGCAAGATGGCCAGGACCTCCACCATCAACGGCCAGCCGTTCCCGGGCGAAATCACCTCCCCCCGGGATGGCGATATCGCTATCCAGTGGACCGACAAAAACCACGTCTCCATCTACGTGGTGATCCGCACCGTGGACTGCCCCAAGGGGATCACCATCAACATCATGCTCGATCTGAGCCTCACCAATGGGGAGGGCTAACCCATGACCAGACGCATTTCAGGGCAGAGCTTCGACATTGAACTGCTGGGCACCATGGTGCACGTCGAGAAGGCCAGCCTCACCATCACCGACAGCAGCGCCGTGGCGCAAACCCGCGGCATCCCTGACGGCTATGTGGACGGTGAGGTATCGGCCGAGTGCGAGTTCGAGCTCGATGCCAAGAACTTCAAGCTGCTGAGCGATGCCGCCAGACGGGCCGGCAGCTGGCGCGGGCTAAAACCGGACGATGTGCTGTTCTACGCCGACACCGGCGACGAAACCATGAAGGTGGAGGCCTTCGGCGTGAAGCTGCAGATCGCCGACCTGCTCGACATCGACCCCAAAGGGGGCAGCAAGGGGGTGCACAAACTCAAGGGCATCGTCACCTCCCCCGACTTCGTTCACATCAATGGCGTGCCGTACCTCTCGGATGACGACACTCGCCACCTCAAAGGGTAAGGAGGCAAGGTGGACGATATCGACCGTGCAAACAACCACGCAGCCCGGATGCTGGATGTTTATCTGGCCAACCAGGTGGGCAAAGGACGCTATCAGGGAGAGAGCCGGCACCAGTGCGAAGAGTGTGGCGACCCCATCCCGGCAGCACGCCGTCAACATGTGCCGGGGGTGCGGCTGTGCGTCCCCTGCCAGAGCCGCGCCGAGCGACGCGGGCAATAACGAGAACGGGATATGAACCCTATGCCGAACAAAGACCCCACCCTCTGGGCCGCCCTGATGGCCTGGCTGATGGACAACTGGCCCGCCGTGTCCGGGGCATTGCTGGCGCTGAGCATCTCCTTCATGCGCATCACCTATGACGGCGGCAGCGGGCGCCGCCGTCTGATCGAATCCACCCTATGCGGCCTGATCACCCTGGCCGCGGCGTCGGGCACCACCCTGCTCGGCGTTCCCTATGAGGCAGCCCCCTTTATCGGCGGTGTGGTGGGGTTGCTCGGGGTGGACATCATCCGCGAAAAGGCCAAGACCGTGCTGAGCAAAAGGGGGAACAACGATGCCGCGTAGTCACTGCCACCCGCAGGTGGCCGCGTTTCTCGACATGATTGCCTATGCCGAAGGTACCAAGGGCCGGGGCGATGACGGGTACAACAAGCTGGTCAATCCGGCGGGGTTCTTTGAGAGCTACGCCACCCACCCGAACGTGCTGGTGCAGGTCAACAAGACCCTGAGCAGCACCGCGGCTGGCCGCTATCAGTTCCTGTCAAAGCACTGGACCCACTACCGCGACCAGCTCGGCCTGCCGGACTTTGGCCCCGAGTCGCAAGATGCCTGGGCTATCCAGCTTATTCGCGAGCGTAAGGCGCTGGATGATGCGCTCAAGGGCCGTATCCCCCAAGCGGTGGCCAAGTGCGCCAACATCTGGGCCAGCCTGCCGGGCGCCGGTTACGGTCAGCGCGAGCACAAGCTGGCCGACCTGCTGGCCAAGTTCACAGAGTTCGGCGGGGTGCTGGCATGAGCACATTCAAAGAGCTGTTTTCCAATGTGCTGCTGGCACTGGTGCTGCTGATGGGTGCCGCCATGTTTCTTGGTAGCCAGATGCTGGAGAGCCGTGGCAAGGCACTCGCCAGCGCCAACGAGACCATCAACACCCTGCAGCAGACCAACGAGCAGCAGGCCAGCCAGCTGGTGACACTACAGCGCGATGCCGAAGGGATGCGCAAGTTGCTGGGTACCCAGGACGCAGCCTTGGCTGATCTCGACCAACAGAACAGGAAGACAGCATATGAACTGGAAAAAGCCTTGGCCACGCCGCCGACTGGCCGCCCGAACTGCGCTAGTGAGCCTCTGCCTGACGCTGCTCTGCGCTTGCTCCAGCCAGCCAACAACCGTGGTTAAAACGCAGGTCATCAAGCGGCTACCGCCGCCGGGGCTGGTGCCCCACTGCCCGGAGCCTGATTTCACGGGGGGCACCTACGGCGATGCCGTGCGGTTTATCCCCACCCTGCAGATGGCGCTGCGCCGCTGCCAGACCCAAATCAACACCCTGAACCATTGGATTGAACAAGAGGAAACCACCCCATGACCACTCCCATCATCACCCTGGACGTCGCCGGCAAAGAGTTGAAGTTCGCCCCCACCATGGTGGCCTACAACGGCTTTATCAACGACATGATGCCAAGTGACAAGGTGGCGCCGGCCCACAACTACCTGAAAAAGATCGTCTGCCAGGAGAGCAAAGAGGCGCTCGATGAGCTGCTCAAACGCCCGGGCGCGGCGCTGCAGTTGGCGGGCGCCATTAACCAGCAGTTCGCACCCGACTTGGAGATCACCGTAAAAAACTGACGGCGCGCGCCGAGGCGATCGAGCGCAATCACCTGGAGCAGGCGCTGGCGCTGCGGCGCCACTACCTGCCCCATGACGAAGACGACATCGACAGCCTGGCCCGCGCCCTCTGGTTAGACCGACACGCTCGGGAGTCCCACGCCGCTGCAGTGGCCGAGGGCATCGCCAACGCATTCAACGGATAACGATCTATGGCCTGGATGGAAAAATTGATGATGCAGGTGGCTTTGGTGGATCAGGTCACCAAGCCCCTTGCTGGCATCAATGCCCAGATGGACAAGGTCAGCAAGGCAGGCCGTCAGGGCTGGAGCAGCATGGCAATGGGGGCCACCACGGTGGCCGCCGGCGGCATGGCAATCCAGTCTGCCTTGGGCCCGGCCATCGAGATGGATCGGGCGCTGGCCGAGGTGGCCTCGCTTGATGTGCAAAAAGATGTGCTCGGGGCGCTCGGGCGCGAGGCGTTGAAGCTCTCTATCCAATACGGGGAGTCAGCCACCGAGATTGTCCGCTCCTCCTACGATATCCAGTCGGCGATCGCTGGACTCGAAGGTAACGAACTGCCCGCCTTTACCCGCGCCTCGACCACCCTGGCCAAGGCGACCAAGGCCGACACCGCCACCATCACCAACTACATGGGCACCATGTACGGCATCTTCGAGCAGCAGGCCAAGATGATGGGCAAGGCCAACTGGGTTGAGGATGTGGCCGGCAAGACCGCGCTCGCGGTGCAGCTGTTCAAGACCACCGGCCAGGGCATGGCCGATGCGTTCGGGGCGATCGGCGCCAACGCCACCGCCGCCGGCATCGCGATGGATGAGCAGTTCGCCGTGCTCGGCCAGCTGCAGGCCACCATGAGCGGCGGCGAGGCGGGCACCAAGTTCAAGGCGTTTCTGGCTGGGGTCGGCAATGCCCAGAAGGCGCTCGGCATCCAGTTCACCGATGCCGCGGGCAACATGCTGCCGGTGCTCACCATGCTGGACAAACTCAAGGCACGCTATGGCGAGACCCTGAGCGTGGCCGAAGGGGACGAGCTCAAGAAGGCATTCGGCTCGGATGAGGCGGTCAGCATGATCAAGCTGTTGATGACCAACACCAAGGGGCTTGCCACCAACATCAATGCGCTGGCCAACACCCACGGCATGGGCAAGGCCGAGCAGATGGCCGCCGCCATGACTGACCAGTGGCAGCGGGTCGAGCAAGCCTGGTTTGCCATTCGCGCCGCCGCGTTCGGGGTGGTACTGCCCGCCATCAACGCTGTGATGAGCGTCTTTGCCGATGGCGCCAACGAGGTGCTGCGCTGGACGCACCTCTTCCCGAACCTGACCAAGGTTATCAGTTATGCCCTGCTGGCCATCGTGGGGTTGAGCATGGTCACCGGTACCTGGATGCTGATCGCCGGCTTGGCCAAGCTGGCCACCCTGGGGCTTGGTATCGCCTGGTCCATCATCATTGCCCCGCTCAACCTGCTGAAAGCGGGCCTGGTGTCGTTCCGCGCCATCATGCTGGCGGTCAATATCATGATGGCGGCCAACCCTGCCGTGCTGCTGGCTTATCTCATCGGCGGACTGCTCGTTGGTGCCATTGGGCTGGCTATCTACTACTGGGATGACCTCAAGCAAACACTGGCTGATTGGGGCGTGTTCGAGGCCATGACTGCAATGGTCGATGGGGCCGCCGCAGGATGGGCCAGCTTCATGCAGCTACTCGCTGACTTGAGTCCTTTTCAGCTGATCGGCAAAGCGGTGGACTGGTTGATCGACAAGCTCAACATGATCCCGGGCGTCAATATCGAGTTTGGCTCGATGCCTGAACTGGCCATGCCTGCCGTCTCTCCGCTCAATGTGCCGGTAATGCCGGGGGCAATTAACCTTCAGGCGCCTGAGGGGCAACAAGAGGTCATCAATGCGCCACTCGCCCGCTACCGCCAGCAAGAGCAAAGCGCAGTGCCATCGGGTGGGCTGGGCAAGCAGCTGATCCAGGCCAATGCCGCAGCAACCACCGCCAACCAGAAACCGGCAAAAGCCCTGAGCATCGGGGAAGTTCATAACCACTTCCAGAACCCGATGACCCCCGAACAGATGGCCGAGAACGCCTGGCTGGAGACCCCATGATGAGCGAGCACCTGAACCGTGAACCCAAGTACATCGACATTCTGGTGGTTAACGGTGCATGGCAGCTCGATGCCGGTGGCCAGCCCCGTTACACCCAGGACCGCCACAGCATCAGCCAGGACATCAAACACCGGATCATGGAGTCGGGACTGGCCCGCAAGCTCATCGGTGAGCGCAGCCCGACCCTGCGTGCCGATGTGATGACTGAGATAGAGCTGCTGGTCGAGAACGACGAGCGGCTGATCCCGGGCACCATAGTGATCAGCGAGGAGGATATCGAGCGGGTGCTGGTCACCGCCCGCACCTATGAATTTGGCGATCTGGAGGTAACCCTGTGAACCTGCGCCCCAACGTGGATTTTATGGCCCTGCTGGCAGAGACCGGCATCCCGACCACCGAACAGGCCATGGAGGCCGAGCTCAAAAAAGAGGTTGAGGCCGCCGGCTCCCTTATCACCAACGACAGCGATGTGAGCCCATTCTGGCGGCTGGTGCGCGGCGTGGTGATCACCCCGGCGCTCTGGCTTGTCCGCACCCTGCTGGCTGGTCATGTGCTGCCCAACACCTTTGCCGCCACTGCCGAAGATACTTATCTCGACCTCAAGGCGTGGGATGTGGAGCTCACCCGCAAAGGTGACCAGAAGACCCGAGGGGTGATCAACTTCGTCAAGGTGAACCCGAGCGAAGCCACCGCCATTCCGGCCGATATCTGGATCAGCACCGAGCGCATCAACGGCACCATCTACCGGGTGAAGCCGGTACAGGCCATGGTCAGCCCAGCCGGTGAAGCGGTGGCCCGCGTGGTGTGCGAGGCCGAGTTCGCGGGCGCGGCCTGGAATCTGGCCCCGGGCTATTACCACCTGCTCAGTGAACCGGTGACCGGCATCCTCTCTGCTCGCAACGATGACAAGGAGTGGATCATCACCCCGGGCGCCGATGCCGAGAGCAACGATGCGCTGGGCCTGCGCATCAAGAACCAGTTCTCGGCAGTGGGGCGCTATCACATCGACGCCGTATATCGCTCGATGCTGACCAGCGTCGCGGGTATTCGCGCCGATCATATCTTCTTCGAGCACGATGCCCCGCGCGGGCCTGGTACCGCCAATGCCTACATCCTGCTGGAAGTAGGGACCACACCGGCCAGCCTCATCAGCAAGCTTAACGACTACGTGACCAACCAGGGCAACCACGGCCACGGCGATGATCTGCAGGTGATGGCGATACCGGAAACCGAGCACAGCTTGCATCTGGAGCTGTGGCCCGTCGATAACCTTGGCGAGCCCCAGCGGGCCGCCCTGGTCGCGGGGGTCAAGCAGCTGGTCAATGCGGCGTTCCGGCTGTCGGCTGACTATCCGACCGTGACCCGCACCTGGCCGCAGTCCCGTTTCTCCTTAAGCCAACTGGGCCGCGAGCTGCATCAGGCATTCCCCGAGATCAGGAGCCTGCACTTCACCGAGCTGGATATCCTCTCGGGGCTCGCCATCCCGCGCCTCTCGGGGCTGGAGGTGACGCTCCATGAATAAAACCACCGGCATCGACCATCTGAGCGCCGCGCCCCAGCTGCCGGATAGCTCCGCCCCATGGTGGGAAGATGGCAAGAGCATCGCGGACGGTGTGCAGGAACCCGCCTTTTTGGCCAGGGGCATCATGGCCCTGTGGCGCCGCCTGCGCGGCTGGCTGGTGCAGCCGCTGGCGCAACAAGACCCGCTGACCTGCTCCGAGTCCCTGCTGGCACTGCTCGCCTGGGAGCGGGATATCACACGCTTCAAGGGCGAGCCGCTCGACCTGTTTCGCAAGCGGGTGAAGTTCGCCTTCATCAACGCCAGAGACGCGGGCGGCACCGCTGGCTTTGTCGATATCTTTGGCCGGTTCGATATCACCCTGCGCGCCCAGATGGAGCGCATCGACGGCATGGACTGGGACATCATCCTGCTGTTGCTCGATGAGCACAGCGACCAACTGACGGAGCGGCTGGCCCACGAGCTGGTGAAGCAGTACCGCCGCACCTGTCGCCGCTATGACGTGGGCGTGACCGCGTTAACCGACCAGCAGCAGTTGGGCTGCGCCGAGTTTTCGGCCAGCTATCAAACCATCACCGCATCAACGGATGTCGAACTGGCCGGCTCGGTCTGGGGGAATTGCGAGAGAGCGGCCCAGCCGATCTCTGCCAGCTATGTAACTACGGAGGCTAAATGGCCGAAATCCTGAATCGGGGGATGATGCTCATCACCCAGAATCTCGCCCTGAACGTGGCCACCCACATCGACAAGATGGTGCTGGCCTACAAGCCGGGGTTGAACTACACCGACCCGGTGAATCTGGATGAACCGGATCCCGCACCGGGGGAAATCAAATATCGGGGACAGGTCACCAAGGCCGCCGCGATCTCGCCGGACAAGGTGGTCTATTCCCTGCTGCTGGAACCGACCGTGGGGCCGTTTACGTTCAACTGGATGGGACTGGAAGCCAGCGATGGCACCCTGGTCGCGGTCTCCTATCTGCCTGATACGGTCAAGGTAGCCAAGGATGCCAACCAGCCAGGGGATACCCTGATCCGCAACTTCATTCTGGCCTTTGCCCGCGCCAGCGCCGCGCTGGATGTGACCATCACGCCGGAGACATGGCAGTTTGATTTCACCGACTACATCAACACCGCGATCAGCGATGGGTTGCGCGCCGGGTTCAGTGCATCGGTGATCACTGCCGACAGTTCGCTGCCAGCAAACGGGAAATACCCGTCACACCTGAGATTTATGAAACCTGCCGTCGTGACCCTGGATGAAACATGGGCGGATGGTAGCCGCCTCGGCGTGATTGTCGATCACAGCGTGGATATGGCGGCAGGAGACTGCATCGTGCAGCTAACCAGCGGGACGATCAGCACCAGCGCCGGGGCTGACCGTCAAATCAGACTGCGCCAAGCCAGTCGCGAGTTTATTTTCGAGAAGATTGCCGGACAGTGGAGGGCAGCATGATCACATTGGGAGGCAGTGCAGGAGCAAGCACTGGATTCGGGCGGTTTAGAAACCGCATTGAAGTGTTGGACATCATCCCTGGCACGCGCCAGCTCATCATCCCGACCGGTTGGAACAAGATCCGGGTCGCCGTGGTGGGTGGCGGTGGCAGTGGCCGCAACGTCACCAACAAAGACCAGCACGGTTTTGGCGGTGGCGGCGGTGGCGGTGGTTATGCCGAACTCCAGCTGGATGTGGTGCCTGGCCAAACGTTCACCTACACCGTGGGCGCGGGCGGAGACCTGAATCAGGACGGCGGCACCACCTCGTTTGGCGCGCTGCTCTCAGCGACCGGCGGCAAGACCGCCACCGATAACACCTCGGTAGCCAGTAAAGGCGGCGCAGGCGGAACCGGCATTGGTGGCACCATCAACAAAGCGGGCGGTGCTGGCGGTAACGCCTTTGATGCGGCCTCTGGTGGCGGCGGTGGTGGCGGCGCTTCAGGCCATCGTTACGGCGTCGGAGGTGCCGGTGGCAATGGGCTGGACAACGCGAACGCCCCGAATGCGGGTGGTGTGGGTGGCTCTTGGGTCGATGGGCTTCGCCCCCTGCTGTACGACGATGGGTGGGGGTTGGGGATCACCCCGCACGATTTGCCGCTGGATGCGGAGCTCACGCTTCAGGCGATCGGTGGCAGCAACTATCTCTCTGTCTATAGCCGAGTGGGACAGGGCACAATCCATGCGGCTCATCAGGCCAATATCGGCGGTGGGTCATGCTCCAACCGTGGCGGAACGGCCGCAGTACAGCGCGGCGGCATTGGCGCAGGTGGCGGTGGTGGTTACAACACCAACACCGGCAGAGGGGGCCCGGGGGCCGTGATTGTGGAGGTATTGGGATGAATTACTACGCAAGACTGATTAAAGGTCGCGTGACGGAAGTATGGAACGATGGTGGCCTAAACATCACTCCGGCTGATGTGCATGTGGCTGAACTGGCCACCAAGTTTGTGCCCTGTCCTGACTGGGTGATCGCTGGCGCGACCTTTGACGGCAAAGAGTGGGTCAACCCTGAGCCGATCCTGCCGACCGAGCCCACCGAGGAGCCCGAGGCATGACATGGCACCAGGGCCATCTGGTATGGCCCGCATCGGCTGGCGCCCTCCATGAGGCGGCCAACGGGGTGACAAGCCAGATCCCGGGCGCGCAATCAGCCGCAGTAAACCTCCTGCTAGGACTGGCGGGGCGTGCTCAGTACCGGCCCCACCCACTCAGCGAGGCCGCCGCCGCGCTGGCGGGGCTGCGCAGCGAGCTCGACCGCCTACTGGTTATCGGACGTAGCCTGACCGTGACCCCGTATCAGCATGGGGTGGGCCAGCACCAGGGCAACCAGTACAGCCTCGCAGCCCCCAATGCGGTGGCCACCCTTGCCACCAAGCTGCAAGACGGGGCCGATCCCCTGCTACTAGCTGGCCAACTGCACGCCATCGCCTGGCTAGTCACAGGCAACAGCACAGAGGCACTGGCCATGGCCTTGGCCCCGATCTGTACCGTGCTGCCGCTGCCGGAGTGGTGCGCCACCCTGCGCCGCCTCACCGCCAGCAACGACACCATGAGCCAGCCCACCGCCGCCAAGGTGCCACGCTGGAAAGCAGACGAGCCGCTGAGTTGGGATCCGCTGCGCCCTGCACGCATGGCACTGGGGGCCGAGCTGGCCCAGCTGGAGAGTCTGGCGCAAGACGGGACCACCCCGATCGCCAAGCTGGCCGCGCTGGCGGCCCGGCGCGAAGAGCGGCTGGCAGCAATGACGCAAGCGCTCCACCAACTGGCCTCCATCAGCGGCCAGTTGTGGCACTGGCAGGGACAAGGCGATGCGGCCAGCCTTGCCGCCCAGCTGGGCCAGAGCAGCCCGCCAGACCATAGCCATAGCATGACGGTCGGCGCGCTGCTGCTCTCCCCCTCCCCGCTGACCTTCTGGCAGGAGTTAACCCGATGAGCCGAACCGCCATGCTCACCCTGGACGGTGAGCCCATTGTGATGAAGTCGATGCGGATCTCTGTATCGATGCAGTTTCAGGACAAGGACAGCAGCGGCCAAACCAGCTCGACCAGCAGCTCGGAGCAGGGAGAGAAGGCCAAGGAGCTAGATATCTCGGGCCTCGTCCCCTTCAAGGATGAACAGACCCTGAGCCGTCTGTTTGAGCTGGCCGACGCCAAGGACGATGGCGGCAAGCGCCATATCTACCGGGTCGGGTCGCTACTGGCCAAGTCGGTGAAGGTGCGCCAGGCCAAGTTCGCCGGGCGTATCACCGCCAGCGAACAGGAGGGGCTGCTGGCGTGGCAAGTACAGTTCACCCTGCGCGAGCACAACTCGGTACCGGAGAAGCGGGAACAGCGGATGCCAAAAGCACCTGCCTCCGTGGGCCAGGGCAACGCCAACACCAAACCGGCCAAGGCAGCCGATGGCGATAACGGGAAACCGGCCACCGAGCAGGAACAACTTAGCTCGTGGGAGCAGGCCATCAAGGGGCTGGATAACAAACTGGGAGACCTGATGGCGTGAAACTTTCGACCAACCTGACTCTGGGCGGCCAACCTGCCAACCTTATCGAACACGATATCGTGCTGGATCTCTGCGCCGGTGGCCGCGCCGCTCTCACCATCAAGGGGAGCGCCGAGAAGGGGCAAACCCTGACCGTGGATCTGGGCTACAACGGCGAACTGCGCCGCTGGTTCACCGGCTATGTGTATGACGTGCAGCCAGCCAGTAACAGTGCCAGCAAGCTGCTGTGCCGCGAGCTGGCCGGTATTCTTGGCAGTGCCTTCCCTGTCAGCATCCAACATGCAACCTTGCGCAGCCTGCTGGCCTGGTTGAGCGACCAGACCAAACTCACCTTTTTGCTGCCTGATGGGGCCGACTATACCGACAAGCAGATCCCCAACTTCACCAGCGCAGGTACCGGCTATCAGCTGCTGAACAATGCGGGGCGAGCCTTTGCGGTGCCGGACTTCATCTGGCATCAGCAACCGGATGGCGCCATCTTCGTGGGCAGTCATGCCCATAGTCGTTGGGCAGGTAGGCCGGTGGAACTGGATCCGGCCTTCTCTGGCCGCCAGGCGGGCAACACCCTCACCACCGCCCCGATCCCGGCCATGCGCCCGGGCGTCATCCTCAACGGCAAGCGAGTGGAGCGGGTACGCCTCAAGGGTGACGAGATGACCCTCACCACGGCGACACCAGGTAAACCGGTGAAGTCACCGGAGCGGCGCAAGATGGAGGGGGTGTTCCCTGAGCTGGCCGACCAGATGCACCTGCCCAAGTTCGGGCGGGTCGAGGGCATCAGCGACAGCGCGGCAGCTGGCCAGCTCAATGATCCGTTTCGCCCGCGCTATTCGGTGGATGTGCAACTGCTGGGTGAAGATGGCCAACCGGACAAAGCAACCCCACTCTATCGTGCCGTGCCGCTGCCGGTGATGTTCGGCGGGCACGAGCAGGGGCTGCTGCAGTTCCCCATCGAGGGGACCATCGTCGAGCTGGGGTTTGCCTTCGGTCGCGCCGACCGGCCATTCATTCGCACCGTGCTGGGCACCGGTTGGCCGCTGCCGGATATCGCCCCTGGGGAACAGCTCCAGCAGCAGCGGGCGGAAGTGTTCAGCCGTACTGACACCGTGGGCAACCAGTCACGCCATACTGACCGCCGTCAACATGACAAGGCGATGCGGATGCACCGCGAGGCTGACGAATACCTGGGCGAGTTTGGCCAGCACCAGCTCACCACCCTGCAGCACAGCGTGGAGCAGATCGGGGCAATGAAGCGCATCGAGGCGCTCGGGGCTATCGAGCTGCTGGCCGGTGATGACATGGAGCTGGGGTGCCTGGGCAACATGAGCCACACCGCTGCCGGCGATCTGGTGGAGGTGATTGGGCAACTGCGCCGCAGTGTGGCAGGAGAACTCCAACACTTCGAGGCGCCCCGTTCTTGGGTGGGTACCGAAGGCGTGAACATCTTCCGACTACTGCTCCAGCTGATGAACGTGGTGGAGCAGCTGGCCGCCTCTGCTGCCAGCCACAACCACGGTGGGCCTGGGCCAACTAATACACCCACATTCAGCAGCCAAAGCCAGCAGGCCGCCGAGCTAGCCAGCGCCCTCTCACCCATCATCGAATAGCCCACCGAGCAACCAAGCGAATAAGGCCCCGCATCTGCGGGGCCTTATTCTATCTGCCTGACAGCGCCTGAGCATTGCCAGGGAAACTCGCCGCATGTTGGGGGCTCCATCAGGATGGTGTGCACCATACGCGCCGCACAGGCGCGCTCACCGCCGCCAGCGCGTGGCGGAGAAGCCCACGGCGGCGTCTGCGTCACGGAATCCGCGCTCATCCGCTCCCGCCTGCGGGCTTCATCAGGAAAATTTTTTGCAAAAGTGGATTACTGCAAAACCATATGCCCAGGCCGCGCCAAATAAAGGATCTCGGGCGAGGTGAGGATCTGAAAAGGAGGATCATTTTTTCACTGTTTTGCAGTTATCGCCTCCGGGTTTAAGCAGGTGGGAAAATGCAAGTTGCTGATTTTACTGGGGTGCACGTGTTTTCCGTGGGGATTGGGACGATCTCGGGGGATCTAGTTGTGCGCGGCCTTCTTTGCTAAATATCTTTTGTTTCAGTTGGTTAGGTTTAAATTGAGAGATTATGGAAACTGAAATATTGAGACGGCACAGAGCTGAGCGGGAGCTGAGACGAGCACGCCACGTAAAAGAGGTTTTTTACTGTTTGTGTCCGGTCACACTTGATGGAGTGAACACCGAATGAAACCGATCATCAGAATCGCTACCGCCCTCCCCCAGAGAAACAAAAGGCCATCCGATTGGATGGCCTTAAGTCATTGAATTCTAATAGCACCCCAATTAGAACTTGAACAAGTACGACTATTGAGCGATGGATTTTGAATCCAGAAACTGCGGTTTCCTAAGGATAGGACGACTCTTAAGCCATTGAATCAAGAGAGGTTGAGTTATTTCAGGTTGGCTCAAGTTGAGATGGGCTTGCACACTTTGCACATTTTTAACCACAGAACTCACACGCCAACGACTGGCAGATATGTGTTCATCCTGGCCCTATCCTGTAGGCAGGAGCAACCGACGGGGGCCGATTGATTTCCCAAAACAATCATCGAAGGGTGTCATATGAAAATTTTTGCTTTGATACGTGAGCTACGAAACAGTGCTTAGCTCAATTCTCGAAGCACCATCTGCTAAATTGATAACCCTCTCTGACCAAAACAGGGCACATGAAGTGAAGTCACCAAAAACTGTCAAATCGCTTGAGGAATTAGGACGAGTCCAACTATCCCCCAGCTTCTTTATGCGCGATTTTCTCTACTCAGAGATCGCTCAGATCGAGGGGATACCCAATATACCTGATTACCCTGACCTTGCTATAGAAGCTGGCCACCAACTCTGCACAAAGGTGCTGGAACCCATTCAGCAACGCTTAGGCCGTATAGCTATCCGCTCAGCCTATCGTTCTCCACTGGTAAATGCCAAGGGAGCTGAAAATGGTAATCAATACAACTGCGCTAAAAATGAGGCCAACTATGCTCAACATATCTGGGACTATCGTGATCAGGATGGTTGCATAGGCGCCACCGCATGTATTGTCGTCACCAGTTTTCTCCCCTATTACGAAAACACCGGGCATTGGCAAGCTCTGGCCTGGTGGATTCACGATCACATCCCTGATTACTCAGCCATGTATTTTTTCCCAAAACTGGCTGCGTTCAATATCTCGTGGCATGAGCGCCCCAAAAAGACGATTAACAGCTACATCTCCAATTCAAAGGGGATACTAACCAAACCGGGGATGGACAATCATGAAGGAGACCATACCCAAGAATACAAAGCTTGGCTGACGTCTCTCAACATGAGCTAAAGCCGTAATCTCCCCTCTGCCGATCGCAGCAATCAAATGCAGTTTATAAGAGGAGCTCATAGCCGTGCTCCTCTACTCATGGGGTGACGTTGGTTAAGACATCTGCCAGCTCGTCAGATGCAGTGACCTGAACCAGGTACTGCTCTGCGTCTTTTTTGCTGGTAAAACCGTGAATACACGGTTGCTGTTACGCATGAACTGAACACGATAGGACTTGCCGGTTTTTCGAGTGATAACTTGGATACTTGCCAT